TCACTTCCGACCGATGCGGCCAGCGATGCCTTTTTGATGGTCGGGATGGTGGTGCCCGTAGACATCCTCAAGCATTTTCAGGCTCATCCCGACGTATCCGGACACGTCCCATGGGTCGTTGCCAGCCTGCATCATCCAGGTCACGGCGGTGTGGCGAAGAATGTGCGGCATCACGTCATTACCAAGACCGGCAACGCGGCAGGCCTCGGCCCATGCCTTGCGTTGCTTATCCACCGGCTTTCCCCGGTAGTGGATCACGAACGGAATAGGCTTGTGGTCCTCTGACTGACGCATGTCCTCGGCGCGCCAGCGCCTCAGGAACCCGATCATCCTACCAGGAATACGGACCGGCGGCCTTCGCTTCTTCGTTTCCGTCTCCCCGTCGGCGCGGCGGTGGATGACACCAGACGTCAAGTCGATCCACCCGCCGATGGTGTTCGGCAACCAGCCGAGCCGTCGAATCACCCCAGAGCGTGAGCCGGTGTAGATCCCGAGAATGATGAAGCGGGCCAAGGCGCGGCCGGAATCCCGGTCATCCAGTTTGCGAGCCGCGCGGAGGAGAGAGGCAGCCTCTTGCCTCGTCATCCATCTGTCTCGTGGGGGGGATGCCTCCGGTAGCGTGACTACGGGCAATGCATCAAGCGGCGTCTCTGCATGATAGGCGTTGATGGCGGCGCGAAGGACCGTCAGCTCTCGCCTGGCTGTCTCCGCGCTCACCTTGCGCTTCTTGGCCTCTTCCGTCTTCGCCTGGGGGATTGGTTGCGATGTTCGATGCATCACATAGGCTTGGCATGTCGATCGCCTCACGTCGGATAGCGGGCGAGACTTCCACCAGCCGATCAGGTTTTCGACGGCGTAGCTCGTAGCGCTTGATTTTTGCCCTGGGGCGATCTCGCGAGCGTAATAGGTCAGAACGTCCGCGACGAGAAGCTTGGACGCACGATGGTCGCTTGGCGGCTCGTACCGCTCCGCGATGTACTCTGCGAGGGCTTTCTCAGCGCCTTCGCGCTCTTCAAGGCGGCAGCCTGTGCCGCGCTTGCGCGATCCATCTCGGATGACCCAGTAGCCGGCGGCCTTGTCTGCCCACAACCGGATTCCTTTGGCTGGACGCGGCATTTTTCTCTCATTTCTCTAAGTGCGGCTCTGGTCACGAAGTAGCGGCGGCCGACTCTCTCCATGATCAAATTGCCCCGCGACGCTTCGGCTCGCAATGTTGCTGGACGGATTGCCCCTGAGAACACCTCAGCGCAAGCCTGATCAAGCGTCATGGGAATGTCGTCGTGATCCATCTCACTCGCCTCCCTTGCCGAGGGCTTCGGCCGCCTGAGAGCACAACCACCGCAGATATTTGACGCGCTCCCGAAGCTTCTCTCTGCTCTCGATGCAGTTCGGACCATCGGTGCAGACATGATCATGCAGCTCTCCGAATCCCCCTCTCGTGCAGTCGGGGCATTTGCATCGGATGCAGACGCGAGTTTTCTTGAGACGTTCCACAAGGTCGCTCATCCCTCTGCCCCTCCCTTGCCGAGGGCGGCTCTGCCGGCGTCGGTCAACTCGGCTTTGCCGCCAATTACCTTCGTCCACCGTACGAGCCCCATTGAGGTCAGCCGGCCAACGACGGTTGGGCTTGCGCCAAAGATGCGCCATGCCGCCGATCCGCAATTGTGCTGATAGACCTCGCCGGCCTCGACTGCGCGAAGGGCCTCGATTTGCTTCGGGGTCATTCTGGGGAGCCTCCCTTGCCGAGGGCGGCGCGGGCGCGGGCTACTTTGCGGTAAGCCCGATGCCATTCGGCAGGAGTGTCCGTTCCGTAGGCGTGGCCAATGATCCGGTCGGCTACATCGAGAGCGTCGAAAGCTTCAGCCGCGCCAGCGGTCTTCTCACGCTTCAGCCGCTCCACCGCCTCCTTCAGCGCGGCTATCTCTGCCTCGGCGGCGCTGATGGCCGCGTTGTGCGCTGCTACGATCGCACCTGCTGCGTCATGGTGCTGGTCTCCGATGTATGCCACCTCGCCGGCATAGCCGAGACCGCTTGGCTTGAGCCGCATGATGTGGTCGCCCCGCTCCGGGCCGGAGCCCTGCCACCATTCGATCCATTCGCCCGCCACCGGCTGCTTTGCCCGCGCCTTACCCTCGGCATACCCTTGCTGGTATGCGATGGCGAGGAGGTCATCGGTGTCCGGCTCTCGCGCTGGCTTGGGCTCCATAGGAACGGACGCTTCGTAGTCTTCATCACTGATAATGGTCTGGGTACCGTCTGGGGTGAGAACCAGATAATCAGAAACGCCAGTCGGGCGGGCTACAACGATCGGAAGCCAGCGGAACGATTCCTGCTTGCGATGCTGGTCTGTGGCTGTCGGCCAGCCTTTGGGAGCCTCTGGAAGGGTCAGTTCGATCACCCGCCCCGCCCCCGGCTCGGCAGAGAGGGCGGCGTCGATCGCGGTCAATGCGGATAGAACCGCGACGTATGCTTCCGGATCGGTAACAGGCTCCAGGCGTGGCCTGGACGCGGTATAGTCGTTTTCTGAATGCTTCCAAGCGTCAGCGAACGGCTCCGGCGCCTCGCGGGCCTGCTTGATGGCTTCAGTCATGGCGAGGCTCCTCGATCTGTGCAGGCCAGGCGCCCCAGCCGAGCGCGACCTTGTCTTCGGTCGGATGCTTGTCGGCGCGCGGACGAGACGGGCAATCCCAACTTCTGCCGCGAACTCTCCACAGGAAGCGGTATCCGGCAGCTCGTGCCCCAACTCCGCCAATGCGACGGCCTGCCTCGTCGAGGCGGTCCCATTCGCTTGCCAGGATGTACGTCAGACCACGGCGGTACCCCTTCGCATCAGCCGCGCGCCGCGCCGCTCCATAGAGCATGCTGTCTGCGTTTGGCGCATCCACCGTGCAGAGCCTCGTCACCTCGACGGTCAGTCCATCGTCCAGGCCGCGCGCTACCGGTCGCCCGACGATAGCGACGCCCACTAGAACGCCGCTGTCATCGTGGACGGCATGCCGCCATATGTCGCCGACCGGGGCGCCGTGGTGACGATGATGCTCACGGACAAAAGCTTGCGCCTCGTCACGCGTGATTGGCCGGAGCTCGATCATCACCGCTCCCCCTCTGCCGGGGCGGAAGGGGCGGCAGATGCGTACAGGGCTTCTTCCATTCCGTCTCTTTCTGCCGGTGTCAGAATGCGGAGTTGCCTCTCCCCGGCTGCCGGGGCTGGCGCTGCGAATAGATCAAGCATGCTGTCCGCCAAAACCCCCGTCATATTGACCAAGCCGCTCTCGGTCGCGTGCCAGCCGCCCCATTGATGCCAAGTTTCGGCCAGAGCACGCTCGATTTCCGCCTTTGACGGCAGCCACCCCTCCGCCACAGGGCGGGCGAGGGCTTCGGCGGCTTCGCGGTCAAGCTCTGCGTCGGCCCCTGAATAGATGTACCAGTTGCCCATGAGCCGCATGTAGCGGTCTGCCCGAGCGCGCAGCCGCTCTACCAGATCATTGCTCATGGCCGGGTTCCGGCGCCGCGAACCTCGTCCGCCAGCCGTCGATAGTACCGTGCAAGATCGAAGTTACGTCGGGTGCCGCGAGCGTCGGCGCGCGCTGAATGCCAGTTGGCGACAGCCGCGAGCCGCCACCACGGAATGGCGTGGCGAACGACATCTTCGATGGTGGTTGCGTTCGGTGGGATGGACGTCCTCATAGTGGATCTCCGTCGTGGTGGGAGACCTCACTATAGGATCACCATTTTACAAATGCAATACCATTTTACCGTTTAGAGGCGAGCTACATGCGGCCGACAATGGTATGGACGCTCACGACGTCATCGCGATCGAACTCGAGCGTCATGGCGGGGTTGTATTGAAACAGCACGAGCTTACTCCCGGAAAAGCCCTCGAACCGCTTTATGAAGCCCCACGGCGCGCCGCCGTGTTCCATGTCGTCACACGCCACCTGCACGACAACATCATCTCCGCGTCGCGGCGGGCGGTTTGGATGAACGTGCACCAATTCACCTGGCATATACCTTGGCGTCATCGATTCACCATCGACATAGACGCCATACGCGCCTTTGACGCCGTCGAGCTGAGGAGGCATCGGGACCCAATCAACGATGTCGCCATTGAAGATGTATCGGCCATCGCTGCCGGCGACGGCTTGCCCGAGGACGGGTAGCTGCACCCGGCCCCATTCCGTTAGCGGCGTGGTCTTGAGCCGCCGAGCCATGTTGCGGCTCTTCTCGGCCTTCGCAAGATCGCGTCGATCATCGCGATACGGCACGACATTGCCGCCGAGCGGAGGGGTGGGAACGACCTGAAGAAACTCCCTGCTCTTCAGCGACTTCGGGATGCGAGTGTTTTTGTCCGTGTCCCTCGCCGCCTCGATCATCAAGGCCCGCATTTGCTCCTCTGGGATCTGAAGGATTCGAGCGATATCGCGCCACTTGCGGGGCGCCGCCACATCGCCGTTCAGCAGGGCGCTGATCGCCTGTTGCGCTGATCCGATCCTGGCCGCCAACTCAGTCTGGCTGAGACCCATCTCGTTCATTCTATCACGCAGCATGGCCGCCAAGCGAGTGGTCATCGGAATATCCCGTAACATTGTACTGCAATGGTAGATGGCTGTGGTTTGGAGCGAGGTCAAGGGCCGTCCAGCGCTACCCGCGACGCGATATCCACACGTGATATTTTTCCCCACTTGCCCGACGTGGGGCGTTTACGTTACCAATTTACCAGATGACGGCCCACCATATTAGCCGTTGTCGCGCCACACATCATGAGGAGATGCATATGCAAACTGCGGAGATGCGCCGCATGCGAGGCATGCGCGTGTCGCTGGCCGATATCGCGCAATCGGCCGGGATCACGCGCCAGGCGGTGTTCTACCGCCTCGGCGGCCAGCGGAAAGCCAAGCGACCTTCGGTAGCAGCAAATTCGAACATCGACAGACGCAATGTCGTGACGCGGGTCGTGCCGTTCAACGGAGGATGCTCGACCGCATCCGGCCTCGCTCCCGTAACCCTTCGACGCGTCCCGACCATTGATGGCGTCGCTGAAGATGGGGCCGCTGCCTGATGGAAGAGAATGAAGGGTTCTTCCGCGGCGAGATGGTGCATCTCGTCGGCTACGGAGGCATGGTCACTGGCCAGGTCATCAACGAACGGGACTGGGGATGCGAATACCTCGTCCGTATCGCCGGAACCACGATGGAGATCTGGTTCAGAGACGTCGAGCTGATGCCAACTGCATCCCCGATCGCCGCTGACGCGGCTGGAACGATCGACCAAGGCAATCGCGAATCCAACAACGTCATCGATCTCGCCAAGGTGCGAGCGACGGGGAGAGCATAAGCATGGGTAACGACACCGAATTCAAGTCCGGCGATCTCGTGCGATGCGTCAGGGCTGATATCTCATGGTTCACCGAAGGCAAGATCTATAAGGTCGGAGATGTCGATATCGACAATTGCGTGGTCGTCGTTGCAGACGACGACGGCGACCCAACCCGCCAGCCGACCTACTGCTTCGAGCCCGTCACTCTGCCGGTCGGCGCAAAGGTCAAATTCACCGACGAATGCTCTAGCAGTTGGTTCTTTGGGCCGCATACGGACCACAAGGACGGCGTGATCTCTGTTGTCTGCGATGAAGGCTCCGGCATAAATTATGGCGTCGATATCGCCGGCATGATCGGATGGGTCGACGACAAGCATATCGACGTCGTTGACCCGTTTGTCGGGTGGGACAAAGGGCCTGATCATGCGTTCAAGATCGGCGATCGCGTTCGGCTGACGGCCGACAATGGCGGGTTCGGAGCCGAGGGTGACGAGGGCGAGGTCGTCGACATCACCCAATCCGGCATTCTGCTCGTTCGCTTCGACAGGGAGATCAGGGGCGACGGCAAATGGTATGTGATGCCAAGAATCGCCGCGCCCGTGCTGGCCAGCGATGGTGCGACCAGCGGGGGCACGACATTCCGCGTCGGCGATCGCGTGAAATCCAGGGATGGCGACCCGACTGACGCTGTCGGTACGGTCGTCGAGGTCGATTATTCGTCTTACCTGATCAGCTTCGACGGCTGGACTGGTGGCCATTCTGGTGGCGGCAAGACGCCAGACTATTCTGGGTGGTGGCTGCCTGCCAGCCGCCTGGACAGGGCACCGGCCAACGACAACGAACCGACCGATCCCGCGGTGAGCGCCTTCCGCGTCGGCATGAAAATCCGCGCCAAGGATAGCGATTGGTGCAACGGCTATGTCGCCGGAGACGTCCTTACCATCACACGAGTTAATGGAGATTGCGCCTTCTTCCGCGACAACGACGGCGACGAACGGCTCGTGTACAATGAAATTTTCGACATCGTCGATGACGATGCGGCGGCAATCAGCCCTGTCTGGATCGTCGCCAAGATGGACGGCACACAGCCCAAGCCGTCGCTGCACCCGTGCGTCCATCCATCGAAGTCGGCGGCTGAAGCCGAAGCTAGCCGGCTGGCGAACGTGATCAAGGGCGCCGAGTTCGCAGTGTTCGAGATGGTCGCCAATCGCAAGGTCGAAAAGACCTATGATTACGAATGGCAGCGTCTCGCAGCGTGCGGCAGAAAGATTGAAGCGATCAAGATGCTGCGATCGATGACGGGCATGGGCCTCGCGACGACCAAAGACGCCGTAGATGATTGGCTAAAGCGCGAAGCCGCCTGATCACCCAATCCACCCCAATCAATCCATCAACCCTGCCGGCCTTGCCGGCAGGACCGGAGGATGCACGTTGGAAGACTTCATCTCTGACGATGACGACACGCCGCCAGCTTCGAAATGGTCGGTCGCACTGTGGCCGTGGGAATAGCCGCCGTGTCTGCGGTGTCTTTTCTTGCCTTCTATGGGGCAGGAGTTCTGATCGGTCGATCGTTCGGCTGACTTATCCCCGCTCGCCGGTGCCGGCGTAAAGTCCACTACGAGAGCCAATCAAGAGGGCATCATGGCCATCAGCCTTGCCGGAATGAAGACCACCAAAAGCGACAAGCCGCCCGTGTTCCTGATCTACGGTGTCGATGGTGTCGGCAAGACATCACTTGCCGCCGAGTTCCCCGATCCGATCTACCTGCCGACGGAAGGCGAGGAGCCGCCGTCGGATATCGAGATGCCAACACCGGGAACGATCGAGAGTTTCGACGATCTGCTCAATCTTTTCGCCGAGCTTCTCACGGAGGAGCACGACCGCAAGACCGCCATCGTCGATAGCCTCGACGGCCTGGAAAATCTCGTCTGGCAGGCCACGTGCCGCCGGCTTGGCGTATCGTCGATCGAGGAGCCCGGATTCGGCAAGGGGTATGTCGAGGCCGATACCGAATGGTTGGAGTACCTGTCGGCTGTGCTGGCGCTGAAATCGAGGGGTGTTGCTGTCGTGCAACTGGCGCACCCCGAGATTGTGCGCTTCGACAGTCCGATCAGCGATCCATACAGCAGATATGGGATCAAGCTACACAAGCGGGCGAATGCTCTCGTGCGCGAAAAGGCCGACATCGTCGCCTTCATGAACTACCGCATTAGCATCAAAGAAAAGGAAGTGGCGCGGCAGACAAAAGTCGCGCACGCCGAGGGTGGGCAGGAGCGACAGATCCATCTTGCCGAGCGCGCCGGCTTCACGGCCAAGAACCGGTACGGGATGCCGGACGTGATTCCATACCGAAAGGGGGAGGGCTACTCGAAGCTCTGCCAGCACTTCCCCCATCCCACTGGCGCCCAGTAACAGCCGTCTAAAGATCGTTAGCCGTGACTTGATTTTTACGCGCGCAACGCGAAGTGACCTACGGTCATGCTGCTATAAGGAAGGCGGACTTTAGGACACCATCAACCACCACGACGATCACCAGACCACAGCCTATCCACCCACCACGAACCACCACAATCACCGCTAGACCACAGAGAGAAAATGGCAAATCTTGGCAGAAAATTCGATGCCAGCGAGCACGATACCGACTCGCATGGGCAGTACGATGAATTGCCCGATGGCATCTACGAGCTCGAAATCGAGGCTTCCGAAGTCAAGGAAAACTCAAAAGGCAACGGGACGATCCTGAAGACGACGGCGGTCGTCCTCCGCCCCGAAGAGTTCAAGGATCGAAAGTTCTTCGACACCTTCAACCTCGAACACAGCAACCCGCAGGCGCAGGAGATCGGCCAGCGCCAGTTCGCCCAGCTCTGCCGCGCCATCGGCGTGGTTGAGGTTGAGGACAGCGAGGAGCTGCACTTCCGCAGCTACGTCGTAAAGATCGGCCTCGGCAAGCCTTCCAAGGAGAAGGACGAAAGCGGGAATCCAAGGTACCCGGCGCGCGCCGAGGTGAAGCGCTACTTCTACCCCGATGAGGGTAATGTGCCTGAACCTGAGGCAGCATCGCCTGCGGCTGAGCGACCTTCAAGCCATGGCGGCGCCACACCACCGGCCCGCCATGGTCAGTCAGCCAGCCGCGCGGCGCAGGCGGGTGCCTCATCAGGCCCGGCCAAGAAGCGTCCATGGGGGAAGTGACAATTCACCCATAATGAAAGGGCGACGCTTCCCCACCACGAGAAACGTCGCCCGGTATTCCTGACGGATCAGCCCACCACGACCTACCCCGTCTCACCACATAGGGCCGCTAGACCCTGAGGAGAATCGATGCGAATTGAGATAGAGCGCACCGAATTCATGCGTCTGTTAACATCGAATTCTTTGGTTGTCCAGTCGAGAAACACCATTCCAATCCTTGCGACGGTGCTTCTGAATGCGACTTTCCAAGGATTGGAAATCAGATCAACCGATCTGAACGTGGAAATCAAGAATTCAATCGCGCTTGAGTGCGAACCTGGCGCCGTCTGTGTCAGCGCGAAGACACTCACCGATGCCGTGCGCAAGGTCTCGTCGGAGACCATCACCCTGGAGCTGAAGGATTCGCAGCTCATTCTGAAGTCCGGCAGAAGCCGGTACAAGCTGCCGACGTTTCCTGCCGAGGATTTCCCGGATATCGCGGATCAGCAATTCGACGCTGAATTCGAGATCGACCTCGCGGCTTTGATCGCGCCGGTGGCGTTCGCGGTCTCGACGGATTCAACCCGCTTTTACCTCAACGGCGTGCTGCTTCACCACGACGAAGGCAAGATCGTCACGGTTGGAACTGACGGCCACCGCCTGGCTCGCAACGCGATTGCCGCCGGCGAGATTGCGCCAGGCGTTCTGTCCGCCGGGATCATTGTCCCGCGCGAGACGCTGAAGCTCATCCCGAAGGGGAGGATTACCGTTGCGGTCAGCGAATCCAGGATTCGGCTGACATCCGGCAGCACCATCATCACTTCGCGGCTGGTCGACGGGACATACCCTGACTTCAAGCGCGTTATCCCGCGCAACAATGAGAGCGTGGCAACCGTCGATCGTGACGACCTCGTCGCCGCGGTCGATCGCGTCTCGGTGGTGTCAAAGCAACAAGGGAGCGGCATTAAGCTCGCGTTCGCATCCGATGAATGCGCTCTGTCGTCTCATGGTGACGGAGACGCCGAGGACGCGATCGCGATCGCATTCAGCGGTAGTGAGATCGGCATTGGTTTTTCCAGTCGGTATCTGAGCGAGATGCTGGCCGCGGCTCCCGAAGGACCCGTTCAGATTGCGCTCGACGACGGTGGAGCGCCAGCACTCTTCACCAGCCAGGCCGATCCGGAATGGCTCGGCGTCCTCATGCCGATGAGGGTGTGAAGATGGGCGACCGCTACATCTCGATCAACACGAAGCTCAGCAACATTATCCGGGAGATGACCACTGACGAATTGGTCTCCGCCGCTGCGCGCCGTGGCTACAACCTCCGGAATGACGCCGTCGTCATTGACGCCATTGCAGACTTAAGGGCGGGGCGGATCGATGACGCCATCATTGCTCTTGATCGCGAGTTCGCGCCGAAGTTTATGGATTCGTCTGCGGCCGAACACGCCTATCAAGCGGCGATGCAGGAGAAGCGGGGGCGGCCTTAATGGCCCCGCTTCCCAAGCCGCAGGCTTCGACAGTACGCGCGATCTACGCGGCCTACGAGGCGGCGGCCGAATCATGGGACAGCCTGGGCATATCGGTCGGCGAGGCCAACGCCGAATGCGATCGGCAGCTCTGGTACTCTTTCCGGTGGGCATCGCCACTTGAAAAGCACCACGGCCGCCAGCTGCGCCTCTTTGAGACCGGCAACATCGAAGAGGATCGTCTCGTCGATGATCTGCGGCGGATCGGCGTCGATGTTTACGGTCAGCAAGACCGCATCCGCCTCGTCGGTTCCCACGTCCGTGGCAAGTGCGACGGCAAGGTCACTGGTCTGCCGGAGGCGCCGAAGACCGAGCACTTGCTGGAGTTCAAGAGCTCCAACGAGAAGGGCATGAAGGAGATCATCAAGCACGGATGCCAGAAGGCGAAGCCTCTCCATTTTGGCCAGTGCCAGCTTGGAATGCACGCCTTTGGCCTGTCGCGGTGCCTATACCTCGTCAGCTGCAAGAACGACGACACCCTCTATGCCGAGCGCATCACCTATGACGCCGAATTCACGCTGCGGCTGTTGGCGCGTCTCGATCGCATCATCAACACGCCAGAGCCGCCATCGCGTGTCAGCGACAACCCGGACATCCCGCCGTGCCTGTTCTGCAAGCATCGATCTGCCTGCCACGATGGCGCGTGGCCACGCGTGACGTGCCGGTCGTGCATTCACTCGACGCCGGAGACGTGCGGAGACGCACACTGGTCATGTGCGCGGTGGGCCAAGCCGCTTTCATTCGATGAGCAGAAGGTTGCATGCGAGGCCCACCTTTTTATCCCCTCGCTCGTGCCCGGCGAACAAGTCGACGTCAACGAAGAATCCGAGACCATCACATACCGCCTTCGCAACGGTGAGACGTGGGTGGACGGAGAGGGAAAGTCATGATCAGCGCCAACGACAACATCCCATCAGATCGACCCGCCGAGTTTGACAATCGCCTTGTCGCCTATTTGCCCGGCCTGCGGCGGCTGGCCAAGCGGATCGCCCCGCACAACGCCGATGATCTGGTCAACGACACGGTCGCGCTCGTCTGTGAGCGGTGGGTGAATTTCCGCGGCTCCCCGACGGATATCGGTTTTTGGGCGTGGTTATCCGTGACCATGCGGGGGATCGCGTCTAACCAGCGGCGGCGCAAATCCATCACGACAATCAGCATGGATGACGCCATAGCCACTGTCGTCTCGATCAATCCAGCGCAAGAGGCAGCGGCAGACCTTTCGATCATCGCGGGCCGATCGTCGGGGGTGCCCGGAGACATGCTCATGGCGTCGGCCATGGGTGATCACTACGCAGAAATAGCCGACAGGCATGGCACGGCGCCGACGCGCGTTCGCTATGTCATTAAGCAGGAGCGCCGCCGGCTGATTGGGATGGCCTCCTGATGGCCGATCGCAGTGGATATTCCGATGCACACCGCGAGCGCGAGCGTGCCGCTACGCGCGAGCGGATGGCCAGGCGATATGCGGCGATGACGCCAGATGAGCGGGCGGCCATCGCAAGGCGCCGCAAAGAGCGAGAGCGCGAGAAAGCGTCAAAAGATCCAGAGTGGGCGGCAGCGCACCGCGCCCGCAGGCGTCGGACGCTCGCGCGTTATTTCAACAGCCGCCGCGACGATCCAGATTTTTTGATCGCGCGCACTGAGTACCTGCGCATGTGGCGCGAAGGCCGGCGCGAGAGCGAGCACTTCGATCAGTTCATGGCGCGTATCGAGGCAGGGGGCGAATAATGCTCAAGCTGCGAGACTACCAGCGAGACGCCATCGATGCCCTCTATGACTATTGGGGTCGGGAAGGCGGTTCGCCGCTCATCGTCGTGCCGACTGGCGGCGGGAAGAGCCTCATCCTGGCCACGATTTGCCAGGAGCTCATCCGCGATTATCCAGACATGCGCATCATGATAGTGACGCACGTCAAGGAGCTGATCGAGAGCAACTACCGCGAGCTTGTCGGCATCTGGCCACTGGCGCCAGCCGGCATCTACTCTGCCGGGCTCGGCCGCCGGGATGCCCATGCGCAGATCCTCTTCGCCGGAGTTCAAACGATCTCGCGCAAGGCGACGAATCTCGGCCATTTCGATCTCGTCATGGTCGATGAAGCCCATCTCTTGCCGCGTAACGCCGAGACGCAATATGGCCAGCTGCTCGCAGGTCTGCGGTCCATCAACCAGGATTTGCGGTTGGTCGGCATGACGGCCACGCCATTTCGGCTCGGCGAAGGGCTGCTCACGGAGGGCGATGGCGCAATCTTCGACGCCATCGCCTATGAAAAGCCGATCGGCGAGATGATCGAGGAAAAATGGCTGTCTCGCCCGATCAGCAAAGGCATGGCCACCAGATACGATCTGACCGGCGTCGGCAAGCTCGGCGGCGACTATAAGCAGAATGCGCTGCAGGCCGCCGTCGATAAGTTTGAGGTGACGCGGGCGGCAATCGACGAAGTCTGCGCTTATGGCCACGACCGCAAAACGTGGTTGCTTTTCTGCTCTGGACTTGAGCACGCATATCACGTTCGCGATGAGATCAGGTCGCGCGGCATCAGCTGCGAGACGGTTGCCGGCGAGACGCCATCGGATGAGCGCCGCCGCATCCTGGAAGAGTTCAAGGCGGGACGCATCAGGGCCGTGACCAATAACGCCGTGATGACGACCGGCACGAACATCCCTGGAATCGACTTGCTCGCGATGATGCGCCCGACCCTCTCGGCGAGCCTGTACGTCCAGATGATCGGGCGCGGCCTCAGGCTGGCGCCAGGGAAGGAGAACTGCCTTGTGCTGGATTTCGCCGGCAACGTCTCCAAGCATGGGCCGATCGATGCGGTGACGCCAAGCGCGCCGCGCAGCGGCACCGGCGAAGCGCCTGTACGGCTTTGCCCGCGTGACGGAACCGATCCGACCGGCAGATGTGGATGCGGCTCGATCAACCACGCCAGCGCGAGGGTGTGCGTTGACTGCGGCTTCATCTTCCCCGAGCCGGAGAAGGAGGAGAAGCTTTCGCGCGAGGCCGAATATGTGCCGGTGCTTTCGACCGAGGGCGCGGCGTGGGCGACCGTCAAGTCTCGCACTTTCAGATTTCACCCACCCAAGATCGAGAGCAACCCGCCAAGCGTGAAGGTCACGTACATGGTGGGAATGAAGACGGTAAACGAGTGGGTGTGCCCTCAGCACATGGAGCATCCCAACCCGCGCAGCCGGCAGTTCCCGAAGACCAAGGCTGACCGCTTCTGGCGTCAGCATGGCGGCGCATTGCCTTGCCCGACGGCGGTTGACGAATGGCTGAGCAGGCAAGGCGAACTTCTGCCAACGGCCGAGATCCAGCTCGATTACTCTCAGTCGAGCAAATATCCCGATGTCAAGGGGCATAGACCAGGCGCGCGCGTCGTCGGCGACGACGCGGCAAACGACAACGTACCGTGGAACGATGCTGACGAGATACCATTTTGATTGACGAAATGGTGAAATTGTAATAGGGTAAGGAAATCGCCACCCCATTGCCACTGAGGAGAGCACCGGTGTTCGTCATATTCGATCTCGACGGCACGATCGCCAATATCGGCCATCGCGTCCACTTCGTGCGAGGCACGCGCAAGCCTGATTGGGATGCATTCTTCAAAGCGTGCGTCGACGATCTGCCGGTGCCGCATGTCATCGACAGTTTGCGTGCGCACATCGCCGCCGGTCATCGTGTCGAGATCTGGTCGGCCAGGTCGGCCATCGTTCGCGACGAAACGAAATCATGGCTCGCGTCTGTTGGGATCGACCCGTCCTTACTCCGACACATGCGGGCGATATGGGACAATACGCCAGATGTCGAGCTCAAGCGATTCTGGCTCAATCAAGAATACTGTCGACCCGATCTCGTCTATGACGACCGGCAACGGATCGTCGATATGTGGCGCGCCGAGGGCGTGCCGTGTTTTCAAGTCGTGGCCGATTGGGATGGCGATCGCCGCATTATCGCGCCGGTTTGCAACCCGCTGCTCACCGTTATGGTGGGGCCGAGCGGGGCAGGGAAGACGAGCTATGCTCGCGACATGGCCGGATACTTGTCGAGCGATCTTCTCCGCTACGACTACACCGGGTCCATCGCCGACCAATCGCGCAATGACGACGTTTTTACGGCACTGCATCGCATCGCTAAGGCGCGGCTCGACAGCGGTCTGCCGGTTACTATCGACGCGACCAACCTACGGCGACGCGATCGTCTGGCGTGCGTGGCTCTCGCGCCGGCTGGGGCTGGTGTGCGGTACATCGTGATCGACCGGCCGCTCGCCGAGAAGGCGCGCGACGGCGGATGGCGCAACGACGTGATGGTTGGCGACAAGACGTTGATCGAGGCTCACCACGAGCGGATGCAATCGGCGTTGCGAGACATTTTGGCCGGTGACGGCCTGCCGCATGTGGCGGTGGTGGATCTTCGCGGGATTGGGATGAGGGCAGCCGCATGACCTTTCCGAAGATCCGCCACATCAACGACGTTTTGCCCCATGTTGAGGGTCGCCCCGAGTTCGTTGTCGCCGACAAGGGCGACTACACCGTGATCGATTACGTCTTTGCGATCGACGACAGTTTCGACGATCCAATCCGGGGCGAGTGCCGCGGCATCAAATTCTCGCCAGACGGTTCGGTTCTGGCGCGGCCGCTCCACAAGTTCTTCAACGTCGGCGAGCGGCGCGAAACACTGCCGCGCATGCTTGATTTTAGCCGGCCACACACTGTCCTGGAGAAGCTCGACGGCACCATGATCCACCCGGCCATCATCGATGGCGAGGTTGTGCTCATGACGCGCATGGGGCGCACCGAGCATGCCCAAAAAGCCGAGCGGCACTTGACGCCAAGCGTCCGTGAATTCTGCTGCGGCCTTTTGCTCGGCGGCGCGACGCCGATCTTCGAATGGACCGCGCCCGACAACCGAATCGTCGTGCGATACGAGAAAAGCGCGCTGACGCTGCTGGCTGTGCGCAACACGGTCGACGGATCATATTGGCCACACGACGCGATTGTCCGAACCGGCATGCCGTGCGCTCCGGTTTTCCAGTCCAGCTACTCCACCGCCGCCGACTTCATCGCCTTCGCACGCGCCGTCGTCGGCAAGGAAGGCTTCGTCGTGCGGTGGGACGATGGCACGATGGTCAAGGCCAAGGGCGAAGATTACGTGCTCAAGCACCGGGCTAAGGACGGCATCTTGCAGGAGAAAAACATCCTGGCGCTCGTTCTCGGCGGTGGGCTTGATGACGTTCTGCCCCTTCTTGATGACGCCGACGCCGATGCTGCCAGGCGCTATCGCGATGACGTTATGGCCGGCATCCGGCGCACTGCCGCAGAACTCTGCGGGTTCGTGGCGGCGAATGACAACCTGCCGCAGAAGGATTTTGCGACTGGGCCTGTTCAGTTGCTCGCTCCAGAACTGCGTTCGCTCGCCTTCCTCGTGCGGCGCGGTATGAACGCAGACACCGCGATCCGCGCACGGCTGATCGCAAGGGCAACCAGCCAAAGCGGCGTGGACGAATGCCGCACTCTGCACGGCGCGCGTTGGTGCGCCTAAAATCACCATTTTACCATATCATGAGGAGATCCGACACCATGCCGGCCAACGACAATCGTGCGCCCAATCCCAATTATCTCGCCTACGACGTGACGCTGCTCGAGCGAGAGTTCGCCGACCTGCTCGCCGCATATCCCGAACTCGTCGAAGACGAGACGCTGCGGGCTGACACCATCGAGGGCGAGACCGACGCGCACCGAGTTCTTTCGAAGATCGTGGCGATCGAGCGCGACGCCAACAGCATGATGGCGGCCGTCGGCGAGCGCGTCAAAGACCTTCAAGTGCGGAAAGCGCGATACGAGCGGCGCAAGGACGCCATGCGCGCGCTACTGTTTCGACTGATGAAGGCCGGAGCTCTCAGCAAGGTCAACTTGGCAGAAGCGACGCTGTCGATCGGCAAGGGCCGCGCGTCAGTCGAGATCGTCGATGAAACGAAGGTCCCGAAGCGGTTCATGAAGGTTACGACGACACCCGACAAGACCGCAATCAAGTCAGCCCTCGATGCCGGCGAGAAAGTGCGCGGCGCCAAAATGAGTGAGCCTGGTGAGGTCCTCAGTGTGAGGGCGGCGTGATGGCGAACGATGGCTGGAATTGGTGGGCTGGTTACGACGAAGAAACCATGCTTTGGGGGCCTTTCGACACCAAGGAAGAGGCCGTCAACGCGGGGCGGGAAGACGCTGGGGGAGAATTCCAAGACGCCGATGGCGTCTGGAAGGTCGGCGTTCATGTCGTCGAGGCTCGTAACGATCCGCTGCGGCTGGCCGATTGGATCGACGTTGAATGCTTGATCGAGCGCGCCGAAGAGGACCTGAGCGAGAGCGACCGCACGGGATATGAAGGCGACGAAGGACCGTACTTCGAATGCTCTCACGAGCAAGAAGTCGATCTAGCGTCGCGGATCAAGGCAGCATGCGATGAATGGCAAGCGGCACATGGGCTCGTCTTCACGTGTCGAACATCGAGCGCCATGCGCAATGACGAATATGTCGTCGTGTCTCACCCCAACGCCACCCGCGAGGCCGCGTGATGTCCGATGAATCCCCACCAGAACCCTTCGGCCTCAACGATGAACAGCGAGCAGGTACGGGGTGGATGGTAATCGGCGTGGATAACTTCAACCGCGATTCGGTCGATGACTTCATCCTTTGCCGGGACGTTCGTTCTGGAAAGCTCGCGGAAAGGATCGCCAACGCCATGAACGACAAGGGCGGGCTCGGAGGGTGCGGCGACACCTATTGGCGAGCCGTGCCGCACGACCACAAGCTTCATCGTGGCATGTGGGATTTGATCTAGCCGCCCGCCGCCTAACCACCACATCGAGGAGACTGCATGACCACCACCATGCCAGCCGAGGATGCCTATGCGGCGTTCCTCGCCAAGAAAGCTATGGTCGATCCGCCAACCGGACTGGCCGACATCCCAGACCTGCCGTCGGCGCTTTTCCCGTTCCAGCGTGACATCGTGCGGTGGTCGCTCAAGCGCGGACGCGCCGCGCTATTCGCTGGCACCGGTCTTGGCAAGACGCTGATGGAGTTGGCGTGGGGCTCGGCCATCCATGCGGCGCACGGCGGGATGGTCTTGCTGTTCGCACCGCTGGCCGTATCGACGCAGATCATCCGCGAGGCCGCAAAGTTCGGCATCCCGGCCCGGCTCGTGCGATGCCAGGCCGACTGCGGTCCCGGCATCAACGTGACCAATTACCAGAAGATTGAACACTTCGATCTCGCCGAGTTTATCGCGGTCATCCTCGACGAAAGCAGCATCCTAAAGTCGGAGACCGGCAAGTATCGCACCGACCTCATCGCGGTATGCTCCGCTGTGCCGTTTCGGCTGGCCGCAACCGCGACGCCGGCGCCAAACGACTTCATGGAGCTTGGCAACCACGCCGAGTTCCTGGGCGTGATGAGCTACACCGACATGCTATCCACGTTCTTCACCCACGACGGCGGTGAGACGCAGAAATGGCGGCTCAAGGGCCACGCCGAGAACGATTTCTGGCGGTGGATGGCGTCATGGTCGGTCATGCTGCGCAAGCCGTCAGATCTTGGCTACGAGGATGGCGCATACCAGCTGCCGGCGCTTCACCAGATCCATCACACTGTCGAAGTTCCGTCGCTTGCGCCTTATCTTCTCGGCGGCCGGGCGGCGACGCTGCAAGAGCGCATCAGGGCGCGGCGAGAGAGCGTCGACGATCGCGTGGCATTTGCCGCCAGCATCACGCCGACGGATCGTCAGTTCGTCTGGTGGTGCAACCTCAATTCCGAGAGCGAGGCGCTGGCCAAGGCCATTCCCGGCGCTGTCGAGGTCAGGGGATCGGATCGAGACGACGATAAGGAGCGCAAGCTTGTCGATTTCTCGGAAGGTCGCATCCGCGTCCTGATCACAAAGCCTTCGATTTGCGGATTCGGAATGAACTGGCAGCACTGCGCCGATACCGGATTTGTCGGGCTCAACGATAGCTTTGAGCAAATCTATCAGGCCGTCCGCCGCTTCTGGCGATTTGGCCAGGAGTGCGAGGTAACGGCCCACTTCATCGCGGCCGAGACCGAAGGCGCCGTCGTCGCCAACATCAAGCGCAAGGAGGCCGACGCCGAGCGCATGGCGGCGGCGATGGTGCTCCATACCGCCAACATCACGAAGGGCATCATCAACGCTCAGGCCCGCGACGTGGCAGTCTACAGCCCGACTATGCCGATGCAAATTCCCAATTGGCTTGGGGCTGCCGCATGATCAGTCGAGAACGCCATACCGTTCGATATATCGGCAGAGCTTCGCCACGGTCTCAGGGATTGCGCGGCTCCCTCGCTCATAATGACGAACCGCATCTGAGGTTGTGCCGTCTTTGGTCAGGGCGAGGCCGAGGGCCATCGCCGCTTGCGCCTGGGTGAGATTCAGCCGTTCACGCCAAGACCGAAAATCATCGGGGCTCACCCGTAGAAGTCCAACACCAGCCGATAATCAGCGGGGTTGCCATGCTTCCTCCACCCGATGCGATCCGCCACGATGATCCGGCGGCACGCAGCGATAATCAGCTCATCACCTGCGTCTTTGGCGGCTTCGAGGACTGACCAAACGATTTGCATCCGGGGAGACATCGACTTTCCCTTTGCTCTATTGGGTTCAATTTACTGTGCCAACGTCACAGTGTCAAGCCGTTTGATGGAGAATCCATGCTGACCACCACCACAGCCGACATTTGCGCCGTCAACCAGGTCGTGACGGACAAGTATGCCATCTACGAGGGCGATAGCTGCGAGCTCATTCGCGCGGTGCCGGGCGACAGCGTCGACTTCGGCATTCACTCCCCGCCATTCGAGGGGCTCTACAAATTCAGCGCTTCCGACCGCGACATCAGCAACAATGAGGGCGGCGCCTTTTGGGAGCACTACGCCTTCCTCATTCAGGAGCTACTGCGCGTCACCAAGCCGGGCCGAATCCACTCCGTCCATTGCATGCAACTGCCGGCCAGCAAGCGGCGCGACGGCTTCATCGGTATGCGCGACTTCCGCGGCGAGATCATCAGGGCCTATCAGGATGCGGGGTGGATCTTCCACAGCGAGGTTTGCATTTGGAAAGATCCCGTCGTCGCCCAGCAGCGCACGAAGAGCATCCGGCTCCTGCACAAGCAGCTCACGAGGGACAGTTGCATTTCGGGGCAGGGGTTGGCCGACTACATCGTGAGCTTTCGCAAACCCGGCGACAACGACGCGCCCGTGGCCGGCATGCTTGAGCAGTGGGTCGGAGACGGCAGCCTCGACATCAGCCGCGAGGCTTACGACCGGCACGCCGCCGAGACCATCGCAAATGGCCGCAAGCCTTGGCCGTTCGATATGTGGAAGTCGGTGTTGGTCTGGCAGCGCTACGCCTCGCCGGTCTGGTCCGACATTCGCCAGACGCGTACGCTGCAATATCGGTCTGCTCGCGATGAGCAAGACGAACAGCACATCTCGCCGCTGCAACTCGACGTCATCGAGCGGTGCATCGACCTTTGGTCACTACCCGGCGAGACGGTGCTGACGCCGTTCCTTGGCATCGGCAGCGAGGTCTATAGCGCTGTCGAGATGGGCCGGCGCGGCGTCGGGTTCGAGCTCAAGCCGAGCTATTTCCGCCAGGCAGCGAAAAACATCGCCGCGCTTGGCACGCCCAAGCAGCCAGCCGCCGATCTATTCGATCATTTGGCTGACAACGACAACGGCGCTGCGAGGGCGGCGGCGTGACCTTCACTCCAACAGCGGCCAAGGATGGCACGCCGACCGTCTGCCATGTCTGCGGCATGCATGCCGTCGGCATCGGCATTGGCAAGCCTACCGGCGATCCGCGTTATCTGTGCTCTGAATGCCTCACGCTTTTGGAGCGCATCCGCGAGGTGCGGCGGTTCGATCCATACGAGATGAAGGCGCGCGAGGGCGGCATGGATGCTGCCGCGCCGCTCGTGGAGGAGTTCGGCGCCGACCTTTCCGAATGGTCTGAAGATCAGGTGTTGCGGTTCGTCGGCACGATCTGGCGCGGCTGCGCTGATCGGCTGCACAAGACGCTCAGCGAGGGGGAGGCGCCGTTTTGATGCCTCACGCCTATTACAATGAAATCGATCCGTTCGCGGCTCAATGGCTGCGCAACCTTATTTCCGCCGGGCACATCGCGCCGGGCGACGTTGACGAGCGGAGCATCGAAGATGTCCGTCCAGACGAGCTTTCTGGATATACTCAGTGCCACTTCTTCGCCGGAATCGGTGTCTGGTCCTACGCTCTCCGAAACGCCGGATGGCCCGACGACCGTCCTGTATGGACCGGCTCCTGTCCTTGCCAGCCTTTCAGCGCGGCAGGCAAAGGCGGCGGGTTTGCTGACGAGCGGCACCTATGGCCCGCATGGTTCCACCTCATCAGCCAGTGCCGCCCTGCAATCGTCTTTGGCGAGCAGGTTGCGAGCAAGGACGGCCTTGGCTGGCTCGACCTTGTATCGGCTGACATGGAAGGAGCGGGCTACGCCTTCGGGGCGGTCGATACCTGCTCTGCGGGCAGTGGCGCCCCGCACATCCGGCAAAGACTGCGATTCGCGGCGAAGCGGTTGGCCGACGCCAACTGTGACAAACCACGGTCAGGGCGAGACAGCCGATGCGAGGAAGGCGAAGGGATTTGGCCTCAATCCAGCTGACGCGGCGCAACTGACCGGCTGGAACACGCCCCGCGCGACGGATGGATCGAACGGCGGCCCGAACCAATCGGGCGGAGCGCTGCCAGCGGATGCGGCGATGACGGGATGGGCGACGCCGACACAGCGCGACTACCGCCACGCGAATGCCCTTCCGTGGTCGGAGAGAGGTGGCGGGAAGAAGGGCGAACAACTGAACAATCAGGCGGTGCATCTGGCAGGCTGGCCAACGCCGAAAGCTCTGGACTGCACCAGCAACGTCGAACGACAGGAAGCGCGGATGCTACGGGAAGGCCGAGCGACGCCGAGCAACCTTCCGACCGCTGCCGATATGGCGAGCCCGGCCCGACTAACGGCTTCTGGCGAGATGCTGACTGGCTCTTCTGCCGGGATGGAAAGTGGCGGCCAGTTGAACCCGGCACATTCCCGCTGGCTCATGGGGCTCCCTCCCGAGTGGGACGACTGCGCGCCTACGGCAACGCGGTCGACGCGGAAGCCACGCGCGACTTCATCGCGGCGTTCCTTGAAGCCGAAGAACTCGCCCCAGCCAACGACAACGGCATAGCTGATAAGTTGGCAGCATGACCAACTGTCAGCTTAAACCCCAGAAAGGATTTTTGCCCGTGCCGCGCTCGCCAAGAAAGCGGATCTGGTGAGCCTGACCGCGTTCGCCGCCTCGTCGATTGCGGCCAGCAAGCCGGCATCGATCGACAGATTGGCCCTCACGGACCGTCCGCTTTCGGCGATCAACGGAACCACCACGAAGGCCGATCCGCCTTCCAACTGCTCGACGACATCGGGATCGGCTTTCATTTCAGCCGCAGTGCGAGCGGCCGGGGCGCCTTCACGAGATGCCCATTCAGCAAGAGCCGAAGCGGCATTGGCGATCGCCTCGTCGATCGTCTTGCCCATCGCGGTGCATCCTGGAGCGTCGGGGAATGCAATGCCGTATGCGCCGTCCCCGCCATCGAGCAGTCCAAGATATCGAGTGGTCATGGTGAGCTCTCCTATTTCCAGCCAGCGGCCTTGGCGATCGAACGGGCGACGCCCTGCGAGAGGGTGCGATGCCGAGGCACTTGGATCATCCGGAGGCCGTCTTTGACAAAGTTCTCATGTTCGCCGCCGCCGATGCTAGTCCAACCCTCAGAGAGGAGCCGGGCGACGATCTTGCGGCGGTTGTCTTCGAACTTCGGCAT